AGAAATTGCAGGAACAACCGTGACGGCTTCAAATGTCATCGCGCAATTAGGAAGCATTGTGGATTCAATTCCTTCAAGTTTATATGGAAGTGAAGATTTGAACATCTATGTTTCACAAAACATCGCACGTGCTTACGTACGCGCCCTTGGTGGTTTTTCAGTAGCGGCGACATCAAACGCCGGTGTTGGATCACAAGGAACACAATGGTGGAACGGTGGGGCACTTTCGTTTGATGGCGTGAAAATCGCAATTGCAAATGGCCTCGCTGACAACACTGCAATCGCAGCAGAGAAATCAAATATTTTCTTTGGAACGGGAATTCTAAATGACACGAATCTTGTCAAGGTTTTGGATATGTCCGACTTAGACGGAAGCGACAACGTTCGTGTGATCATGAAAATGACCGGAGGCGTTCAGTATGCAGTGGCTGAAGACATAACTACTTACGGAATCACAAATTCCGCGAACTAAGAATAATTAATTAATCGAAAAAGGGGTGGGCGATCCAAACGGTTCACCCGCCTTTTTTTTTATAAAAAAACAAAAATATGGCTTGCGATTTAAGTTTAGGAAGAAAGGTTCCATGTAAAGACGTTGTCGGCGGAATTAAGGCGGTTTATTTCATCGATTACGGTGATATATCAATCTCTTATGATACGACTGACACGGACGTAATTGACGACCTTGGTGCGGTTACCGCATACAAATACGAATTAAAAGGAAATTCATCGTTTGAACAAACATTCACGGCATCACGTGAAAACGGAACAACGTTCTTTGAACAAGCATTGAATTTGACTTTGACAAAATTGTCAAAAGAAGACCACAAAGAATTGAAACTTCTTGCGTATGGAAGACCACAAGTTGTGGTTCATGATTACAACGGGAACGCGTTCTTGATGGGTGCTGAACACGGTGCCGAAGTAAACGGCGGAACAATCGTGACAGGTGGTGCAATGGGTGACTTGAGTGGTTACACATTAACATTGAGCGCACAAGAACAAGTTCCGGCGAACTTCTTGGAAGGTGCAACCGAAGCAGATCCATTTGGTGGGTTAACTTCAACGGTTACCGTAACGGCGGGAACGAATTCATAAGAATTTTTTCATTTGATTTTAAAGGGGTGTCCATTTGGATGCCCTTTTTTATTATAACAAATTGAAGGTTTTTTTATTATATTAATATGATAATCTTACAAGAATCCGGATCGTCGCAAACGATAAATTTTATCCCTCGGGAATATACCCAAGGAACGACATACAATGTCAAGATCACAAACGAATCTTCAAATTCAAATGTGTATAATCAAGACGTGACGACATTTGCGGAAAATCTTTATTATTACCAACATTCCGACACATTCAGTTTAAAAGAAGATACATTTTATCTTTTAACAATTACATCGTCGGAAATTGTGTTTAAGGACAAAATATTTTGCACAAATCAAACCGTTTCAACATATTCGGTCAATGAATCGGAATACACACCGCACACAACAGAAAATGAATTTATATTCTTATAATGGATAATACACACATCATAAATTTGTCGTCATATGTTAAACCCAAAGTCATTGAAGACAAAAGGAAAGATTGGGTTGCTTATGGGGACGATAATAATTATTATCAATACCTTATTGATTTATTTGTCAATTCAACGACAAACGGCGCAATCATAAACGGTATTTCTTCAATGATTTACGGAAAAGGAATTGACGCGCTTGATTCATCTTACAAACCGGATCAATATGCGGCGATGAAATCGATCTTTAGTCATTCATGTATACGTAAGGTCATTCTTGATTTTAAAATGCTTGGTGAAGGCTCATTTCAAGTTTTAAGACGTGATGGTAAGGTTGTAAGTGCTGAACATTTTCCAAGACAAACTTTGCGCGCTGAAAAGATGAACGAAGACGGTCAAATTGAAGCATATTATTATCACCCGAAATGGAATGAGGTAAAACATAACGAGAAACCAAAAAGAATTGCGGCATTTGGTTTTGGAAACGGAAAGGAACCCGAAATCAAAATCATCAAAAGATACATTTCTGGTTACGATTATTATTGCCCACAAGATTACGAAACGTCATACGCGGAACTTGAGTGTGAAATTTCCGATTATCTTATCAATGACGTGAAAAATGGTTTTTCCGGTACAAAGGTCGTGAATTTCAACAACGGAATTCCGGACACCGAAGCGCAAATTCGTGTCAAAAATGACGTAATGAACAAACTTACCGGTTCCAAGGGTGAAAAGGTAATTGTTGCATTCAACAACAACCAAGAATCAAAAACCACGGTTGACGATTTAGCATTAAATGACGCGCCAAGTCATTATGAATATCTTTCACGAGAATGTCAAAACAAACTTATCATTGCGCATCGTGTAACGTCACCGCTTCTTTTAGGAATGCGAACGGAAAACAATGGTCTTGGATCAAATGCCGACGAAATAAAAACGGCTTCATTGTTATTTAACAACGTCACGATAAGACCATATCAAGATATGATTTGTGAAGCAATGGACGACATCCTTGCGGTCAACGACATATCTTTAAAATTATACTTCAAAACACTTCAACCGTTGGAATTCATTGAAACTGACAACGCAATCACAGACGAAGCACGTGAAGAAGAAACCGGGGTAAAATTATCCAAGGATTTCAGCGACGAAGAAGGCGACAATATGATTGATCTTCTTGTTGGTGAAACAATGGAAGAATATGAACTTATTGGAAAACGTGAACACAAAGAAGAAAATGAAGACTTGGAAACTTGGACGAAAAAAGTCATCGACGGAATGGTCGAACTTGAATCCGTAAAATCAAAACCAAGCGATGAATCGTATCTTGACAAATCAGTTTACAAGGTTCGATATGCTTACGAAGAAAAATATACAAGCGGCAATTCAAGGAAGTTTTGTAAGGACATGATGGCAAGAACGCGAAACGGTGTTGTTTATCGTCTTGAAGACATCGATAAGGCGTCACGTGAAGGATTAAACAAATCACACGGACACAAGGGACAACCTTATGACATTTTTAAGTACAAAGGCGGGGTTTCATGTGGGCATTTTTTCGAAGAACGATTATATCGTCTTAAAAAGAAAGACGGCGAATATGTCGAAGATAAGGCATTGTCATCGTCTGAAGAAGTCGACACAATACCAAAATCATATCGTCCAAGACCGGCGGGTCACAAGGAAGCCAAGAAGGCACCCAAAGACATGCCGAACAACGGACATCACCCAAATTTTAAATAATGGCGAAAGGACTATTCATTTCACGGAAAGACTTGGTAAAATTCACAAGTTTAGGTGGTAACATCGACACCGATAAATTCATTCAATATGTGCTTATTGCCCAAGAGATAACAATTCAACAATTGCTTGGAACGGATTTATATGAAAAAATTCAAACCGACATTGAAGGATCGTCATTGAGTGGTGACTATTTGACATTGGTTGAAATATATATAAAACCCGTTTTAATTCATGCCGCAGCGGTTCAATATATTCCGTTCGCTTCTTATACATTCGGGAACAAAGGTGTTTTTAAACACACATCCGAAACCGGGGAATCGGTATCAAAAGAAGAAATCGATTATCTTGTCGAAAAAGAAAGATCGGTGATGCAATTTTATGCGGACAGATTGATTGATCATTTAAGTTTTGAAGCCCCTTCGAAATATCCCGAATACAACACAAATTCAAATGATGACGTGAATCCAATCACGGGACAATTTTACACTGGATGGGTATTGTAAGGACATATAAACCAAAAGAAAAAAACGTCGTCAAATTAAAAACATTTTTGACTTCGTTATATAACAAAAAGGACAAAAAATAATTATTATAGTATGGCATTTGGATCAATTTATTCGGTTACTTGGTGGGGAAACGCAAACGAAGCGAACGGATGGGGTATTGTTTACCCATTGACCGCCGGTGGATCATATTTGACGGTTGACACAAACACAATTTCAGCCGACACAACATCAATAAAAGCAGACGCAACAGAAATATAAAAAAAATAAAATGGCTAAACAAACAGTAAATATTGGAACAACTGCGAACGACGGAACGGGAAGTCCCCTTCGTACTGCATTTGATTTTATTAATGACAACACGAATGAAGTTTATGCGCTTCTTGGAAACGGGACAACTTTGTCAATAAGTGGTGACGCAACCATGTCAGCGGGTGCAGTTACAATCGCAAATGACGTGATTGATCACGACAACCTTTCGTCAAGATATTCGACAAAGATTGAAACATCACACGCAACGGGTGCATTGTCCGTTGATTGGTCTGCGGGAACAACGATCGAATTCACAACTGCGATCACGGCAAATATTGAACTTGATTTCACAAACTTCAAACAAGGTCAAGTTTTAGATATTTATGGATTGACCGGTGCGTTTACGGTGACATTAGATTCCGACGCGGCAACATCTGAAACATTCAATCTTGTTGGCGGTGGTGCTTACGATGGTGCATCAACAAATTATTTGCAAGTTGTTTGCGTGGACGATTCGGCGGATGCGGTTTTCAATTATTCAATTTCAACATACGCAAGCGACACAATTATTGGTGATTAATAATATTTAAAAAAAATAAAATGGTAGCAATAGACATAAACGGATCAATCAAAACTTACAATTCAGTTCCAAAAATATGGGGAAACATAATTGGTGTGAATTATATGTCGGATTCGGATTTGGAAACAATTGGTTTTTATTCAGTAGTAAGACCAACAACAAAACAATCCGAACAACTTGGCGACATATATTTTGATACTGACAATCAAGTGTTCACTTATCCGGTTGAATCAAAAACATACACCCAAACGGTTGCGGAATTAAAAGAACAAAAGATTGAAAATCTTAAACATTTATACAATTTACAACTTGCAAAGACTGATTGGTACATTATTCGTGGTCAAGAAGGAATTTTGGTTCCACAAAGTATCGCAGACAAAAGGTCGCAACTTCGTGAAGAATGTACTTCAAAAGAAAATGAAATTAATAATTTAACAACAAAGGCAAGTATTATTGATTACGAACTTCCAAATTTTATATAAATGGGATTAAATAAAAGACTTTTTGGACACGAAGCAGCTGCAGCAAGTTCTGACGTTGATCCGTTTAATGATTCAAGCGGATTGGCATTATATAAATTTGATGGAACTGCCGATGATGACGGCGGTAATTACAATGGGACTTGGTCTGGTGCAACAAGATACGCAACTGGCAAAATTGGTCAAGGAGCAGATTTTCGAGGTAGTACAAGTGATTATATAAGTTTGGGAACAAATTTTGGCTTACATAGTATAAATTTTTCAATTTCATTTTGGGTTTATGCAACAAATACTGGAAATAATCAATATTGGATTACTTCAAACGGTGCGGGAACAAATTGTCACACGAATCTTCATATCGGTAGGGATTCTTCACTTGGCAAATTAAGATTTGCAACATTTTGTTCAGATGTTATATCAAGTGCTAATATGAATTTTAATGTTTGGGAACATTGGACATTAACTTATAATAGGTCATCTGGAGGTGAAAGAAAAATTTATAAAAACGGAAACCTTGATAAAACTCAAACTCAAGCACAATACATAGGTACTGACAACATACAAATTGGCGGTGGACGTTATTGGTTTAGTGGTGGTGACCCAGCTTATGCAATTCTTGATCAAATTAGGTTTTTTAATAAGGTATTGTCGGCATCTGAAGTTTATTCGTTGTATACTAGTATAGACATATAAAATGGAAGATTTAAAAATTGCAATGACGAACTTGTTTGCCCTTGGATTAAGTGTTTCCGATGCGAATGAACTGCTTCAAGGTTTCAGTTTAGGACTTGCGATTATATATACATCAATCAGTATTTACAAAAAACTCAAATAAATGGCTGCAAAATTCGATATTAATAATGACGGCAAACCGGACTTCAGTATTTCAATTCCACAAATTGTGACGTTGCTTGCGATGTTTGCTTCAATTGTTGGTTCTTATTATACATTAAACGCCCGTGTTGATGCCGTGGAAACTGCGACAAAAAAACTTAAAGAAAACGAACAAAAATACACTTGGCCAAACCAAAGGAAAACGGAAGAAGAAATCCGTGATCTTGAAGGTGAAATGCGTGCATTTATGAAAGACATTGAATATTTAAGACGTGACGTCGATAAAAAGAAAAGATAATGGATAAAATAAAAGATTACGGTCGAAAGGCATTTGAATGGACAAAAGAATGGTATGTCACAAATTGGAACGGTGGAATTTTTGATCGTGGGAAAACGATATTCATTTCATTTGTTGTTTTAATGTTATTGATTAAAATCATTTCTTCTTTATGAAATACTTCAATATTTCTGAATTCGATTCAAACGATCACCCCGGATCGGGGACAAACATGGACACAAGATTCCTTGAAATGTTGGACAACGCTCGTGAAATTTACGGAAGGTCAATGCGTATCAATTCGGGATATCGCACGATTTACAAAAATCAAGAAGTCGGTGGGAAACCAAATTCAACGCATTTGCAAGGAATCGCGGCGGATGTACATTGCAACAATTCCCGTGATCGACACGATATGGTTAACGCATTCTTGCAGGCCGGGTTTTCGCGTCTTGGGATCGGAAATACATTCATTCATATCGATTCCGGCGACATACATTCAGATAAGGACGCAAACGTCATTTGGACATACTAACACCACGGGATCAACGATATGGATAAGAAAAAATTCAAGGACACCGATGTCGGAAAATTCTTATTAAGTAAAATCCCAAACGTTGTCGGTGCGATCGCCGGACAGTCACCCATTGGAAATGTTATTCAAGCAATCATTGGTGGATCAGATATGTCAGACGCCGACAAACAAGTTGCACTTGAAAAATTAAAAAATGAACGTGCTGAAATTGACGGCATCACAAGAAGGTGGGTTGCAGACGCAAGAAGCGCTTCGTGGTTGGCTCAAAACGTTCGTCCCCTTACATTGGCATTTTTTTCAATTTCTTACGTTGTAGGGTGGTTTTATGGTCTTGAATTGTCTTCAATTACCGGTCTTTTGTCAGTTATTGTGGGTGGGTACTTTGGATCAAGGGGGGTCGAGAAGGTCTTTGGAAACAAACTTCACAAATAATGGCCAAGGGTATAAATTATAAACATTCTTTAAAACCTAAAAAGAAACGTCCCGGAATTCATTCGAAGTCCAAGCAATCACAACTTAAAACATCAAAAAATTATATTAAAAAATATAACGGTCAAGGTCGTTAATGTTAACAATATATTTTTAAAACTTATTGATTATTAAAAAAAATTCATCGACCTTTGGTGGGTAAGTGGTAAACAAATGTTTAATTTTATAATAAATAAAAACAAATGAGTGAAGAAATGACGATTCGTAAATTAGCAGAAAAAATCGCAAAAGATTTTAATTTAAGTGTTCTTGAAAGAACAAATCAACTTTTGGAATTGGATGCAATTCAATACACGAATCTTGGAACAGATTCAAAAAAATACGAAAAAAATAAAGTCAAATCCGATTCAAAATTTATTTATAATCAATTAAAAGGTTTCAATGAAACCGACGGCAATTTATTGCTTAATCACTTGGATAAATAGACTTAATCGGAAATTAATTGCTTAATCGTAAAACGATGCCGAAGAATTCAAAGAAGCCGACACGATCAAAAATCGTTAAAAAACTTGACGTAATATTCAGCCAATATATAAGACTTAAATATTCGGACAATCGTGGAATGGTAAAATGTTGGACGTGTGATCGCGAGTATTTTTGGAAAAACATCCAAAATGGACACTTCCAATCAAGACGTTCTTATGCTACGAGATGGGATGAAAATAATTGTCGTCCCCAATGTTTGAAATGCAACATGTACGATCAAGGAAGACAATATGAATTCGGTTTAAAACTCGGTGAAGAACTCGCACAAGAAATGCATATTAAATCACAACAAATTGTTAAATTTACATCCGATGAATTAATCGAAAAGATTGATCATTATACGTCGGAAGTTAAACGGATGACGTAATTGTGTTTTTTTTTGTTCATACTGAAGGGGGTGTTTTTTTAAGCATCCCTTTTTTTTATTAAAAATTTTTGTTATATTAGCATAAAATATAAATAAATATGAACAATTTAAATGTACACACAATGACACGATCCGAACTTATCGGAATGTTGTTGGAAAAATTAAACGAAGTTGAACAACTTAAAAAACAAGTAAGATGAACGAAACACAAATTCAAATTATTAGACAATCAAGCGCAAAAACGGCATTTGATTACATCAAAGGAAATCCCGGGTTAAAATCAAGTGACGGATTCGCATTGGCAAAATCAATCGAAAATTATGTCATCACTGGGAAGTAAAATCGGTAACATTTATTTTAAATTTAAATTCAACAATTATTATGTCAAATTCAGTAAAAGGAACAATCAAACAAATCACTCAACAAGCGACTTTTGGGAAGACGCAAAAACAATCCGTGATAATCTCGACAGATGAAAAATACCCGCAATCTTTGGAAGTTGATTTCATCAATGATAAAATTTCATTATTACAAGGATATGATCAAGGCGAAAAAGTTGAAATCGCAGTCAACATTCGTGGACGTGAATGGACAAGTCCAAAAAACGAAGTTAAATATTTTACTTCATTAACCGGTTGGAAAATTGATCGAACCGTCGGATTAACAAACGCAACTCAAAACCAAGATCGCAAAGAAGCAAACGTTGATTTGCCGTTTTAATATCAAGGGGGACAATGTCCCCTTTTTTTTATGATAATAGATAAAAACACAATTAAAGACGAAATCCTTAATATCAAGAATGGAAAAATCATTCAAGGTTTAAGAATGGGAATCCCGGAAATCGATGAACATTTCCGCTTAAAACTTGGGGGTTCCTTGGATATTTACGCAGGTCATGCAGGGGTTGGAAAAACAACATTTTGCTTGTACCTTATGACATTGTTTGCACACAAATATGATTTGAAATTTGTTGTTTGGTCTTCCGAAAACACGGCGGGATCAGTTACACAAAAAATCATTGAATATAAAATGGGCAAACCAATTGACAACGCGACAGAAAGTGAAATTGAAGAATCAATCGATTGGACTTATGATCATTTTAAAATTATCAAGGTTGAAGAATTATGCACTTACAAAGATGTTCTTGAACAAATTCTTGGGGTTCATAAAGCCTTGCCAATGGCTGCGGCATTTATAGACCCTTATAATTCACTTGCGAAACCAAAAGAAGACATGAAGGCTTACGGAGCGCATGAACTTGATTATATGATTGCAAGTGAAATGCGATTGTTTGCTGAAAAACACAAAATCACTTTGATGGTATCAATGCACGGTGTGACCGAATCAAGTCGAAAGGTTCACCCGGTAACACATCCGATGGCCGGTTATCCGATGCCATTATCATATTCACAAGTTGAAGGGGGTGTAAAATGGGCAAACCGTTGTTCATCATTCAATACGGTACATCGATATTTTCAATCAAAAGAATCTTGGAACATCATGGAACTTCACGTTTTGAAGGTGAAGGAATATTCTTCCGGCGGTCGTCCCACTGGACTCGACGACCCGATAAGGCTGAAAATGCTTCCAAATAATATCGGTTATGAATTTGGTGGAATGAATTTGATGCACGAACAAAAAACACAAAAAGAAGTTTTATTTTGATTTATTCCTTGATTATATTATTGGCAATCATTTTGATTTTTGGTCACATCAAAAAGGCTGAAATTCAAATGGCTCCGGTTTTTGGAATAATGATTGGATGCTTATATTCTTACAATGATCTTGAAGATTGTCGTGAACATTGGATTCAATGTTGTGTTTTTTTTATTTCAATAACAGTAATATGGACAAGTCCGCCGAATGGCTCAAATTAGTTGCGAAGCATCACAATAAATGGATCAAGATCGTTGAATCATTTGGTGAACACCAATACAAGGACGACATCGTCCAAGAAGCATATTTGGCCCTTTACAAATACACGACACCCGAAAAGATCATTCACAATGGCAAAGTGTCCGAAGGATATATGTTTTTCACCCTTAAAACGATCACATATCAGTTTTACAACGCTAAAAACAAAATCAAAAAGGTTTCCTTGGATGACGAAGAAAACGTTGTTCATTTAATCGCTGAAGACACAATCGAAGAACAAGAAGCATTTCACAAGATATGTGTTCTTATTGATCAAGAAATGGAATCTTGGTCATGGTACAACCGACGATTGACTGAATTATATCGTGACACGGATATGTCAATTCGAAAAATTGCAGCCGCGACAAACATAAGTTTTGTCAGTATATTTAATACACTTAAAAATTGTAAAAATGAAATCAAACAAAAATTCCAAGAAGACTTCGAAGATTACAAAAACGGGGACTTCGACAAAATCCAAGAACCAAAAATTCGAAACATTCAAAAAGAATCATGAACAAGGTTCAACCGGACTTGGCGACACCGTTGAAAAAATAACAAAGAAGACGGGAATTAAAAAGGTGGTCGACACCGTATTCCAAAAACTTGAAAAATCGTGTGGATGCGATGAACGGAAAATCAAACTCAATCAAATTTTTCGATATGAAAAACCCGAATGTTTCAATGAAGAAGATTTTAATGTTGTAAGGAATGCAATCGAATCAAAACAAAATAAGTTTACAATTGAAGAACAAGAAAAATTTGTCGATATTTACACACGTGTCTTCACAAATTTAAATCGTCCGGAATGTACACCTTGCAGTTTTGAAAGTGAAGTTTACAATCGACTTGTCAAAGTTTACAACACTTATAAATAATAACACAATGAACAAAAAAATGCAAAACCTTAAAGAAATGGAATATTATTCAAATTTTAATTTGGTGGGTGAAGTACTTCTTAAATTAAAAAAGAAATATCCAAACAACGAAACATTGAAGGATGCAATATCCGCAATGACTGAAATCGGTTTTTTCGCTACTGAAATGATGCAAGCGCAATATTTTTATGAAAAATCACTTGAATCATATCGTTCCGACAAACACCGAGCAATTGAACGCGCACGACGTGTTGAAGATGAAATTGAAAAATTGAGGGAAAAATGGGAAGTTTAATCGTTGGATATATTGTTTTTAGATTCCTTGAATATATAATTAAAGAAATAATCATATGAGTGATTCAGTAAAAAAATGGCATGAAATGAAAGACGCCGGTTGGATTGAACCAAGATACGTTCAACAAGAAGACGAAATTGTCACAACCGTGATCCGTAAGTTTAAGAAACGATCACAAGAAGGAATTCAAGAATACGGAATGACATTGGCTGACAACCCGGACGGATTTTATAAATGGATCGACGAAGCGCAATCTGAAGCAATGGATTTCATTTTGTATTTAGAAAAAATTAAAAATTTAAACAAATGATGAATTTAATACCAATATCGTTTTTAATAATGTCAATCGGAATCCTTTTAATTGGAATCGGTGTGATTAAAGACGCATTCAGATGAAAGAAGCGACACTTGTAAAAATGCAAAGGGACATCAAGAACTTAACGATCACCCTTTCGATTTTAATTGAACGTCTTAAAAAATTAGAAGATGAAAAAGAATAATGACATGCCATATGATTTTTGGAATTACGGGATCAATCCAATTCTTGGATATCGATATCTCACAAGATTAAAAAAACGTAAACCAAGAAACCAAGAAAAAGACGACGAAATTAAATAATTTTGTTTATATTTACTTAAAGAAACACAATTATGACTTACGAAGAAATATTTTACAGATCATTGACCGAACAAGAATTGAAACGAACAATCACTTCCGGTGGTCTTGATGCGTATGGTAAAAGATGCCAACAAGAACTTGACAGACGACACCAAGAACAAAAAGAAATTACATCCTTATGATTACCTTATTCAACGGCGAAAAATATCTTGAAGGCGAAATCAATGCAATGGCCGCAGACGATAATTTTTATTATGGTCACCTTGGCAAGCACGCATTGTCTTCTTCAGTATTAAGAAACATTTTTGACGATCCGGACAAGCAACTTCAATATATGAAGGGGAAAGGTGGGAATACCGAAGCATTGATGCTTGGTAAATTGACACATTGGTGTTGGCTTGAACCGGACGTTTTTTATAGTCAAGTTTATACGGACTTACGTGGTAACACAAACGCATACAAAGAACTTGTTTCGCAACACGGTTCGGATAATGTATTCAAAGAAAAACATCGCAACATCGCGGAATGGTTGTGTCGTCGATTAGACAACAACGAAGATATTCGTGAAATACGAAAAGATGCCGAAGTCGAGGTTGCAAGTGTAAAAATGATCGACGGATTTCCGACACGTGGAAAAGCCGACATGATTAAAGACGACACAATATATGATTTGAAAACCGGTATCGTAACACCACAACAATTCGAATGGAAAGTCGATGCAATGAATTACGATCTTCAAGCGTGGATTTACATGCAGTTATTTCCCGAATTGAAAAACTTCAAATTCATTTATATAAACAAACACACACGCGCTCCCGGTATTATTGAAATGCCACAATCAGTCATTGACCGTGGTGGGGAAAAATACAAGATCGCAGTCGATGTTTATATGAAGGTTTTTTATGACAAAGAAATTGATGAAATTGAATTCTTGTTGGATCAATACGTTTACCGGGGGACTGCAAGATGAACAAAGACGAAATACTTGAATATTATTTTTTGGCAATCAACGACATCCGGAACGGATCGTCAATTCAAGAATTGGAAGAAGCAATCAAGATATATGAAAAGGAGCAGCAATTTGAAGCATGCGCCGGCATATTAAAGGCAATAAATGAAGTAAAATATACAACAATTAAAAACTTAAAGAATGGACATTAAAATGATAAAAAAAGTCGTTTCGGAATCAACCGGTATAAATTTAGACGACAAAGAATTAAATTCAAGACGAATATCGGAAAACGTCGAAGCACGAACAATGTTTTTCAGTCTTGCAAGGGAATTCACACCGATGTCACTTGCCGACATAGGCAAATCAATAAAACCAAAAAAAGATCACGCAACGGTTTTATATTCAATCCGTAAGGCAAAAGACGCAATTCGTTTCGACAAAATATTCAGAAACAAACTTGACGATTTAAGGTCAAGAATTGAATACGTCCGAGCACAAATGGAAAATTCAGAAATTGACTTTTTGACCGCGTTGAATAAACTTGAACGCATGGAATTAAAGAACAAACAACTTATAGAAAGAAACACGGAATTAATCGAACAAATAGACAAATTAAATGGCAAAATCAAACGACAAAATAAATACCTTATTGAAAACGGTTACCAAATCAACCGAAGTATCTTCAAAGAAGATTAAGGACGAAGTATGTCCAAAGTGCGGAATAAAACCCACAAAGACATTCTTTGACGGACAAGTAAGTGAACACTTCAAAGGTTGCGATATGTATATCGGTGATCTTGATTTCAAACTAGCGGACGACACCAATGTCATAATCGCCGAAATTAAATATGTCAACTCAAGTCATAAATTCGTCGGGAAGAAGATATCATTCAATCAAGCGCGTGAATATGCAGCAATGACCGGAGTGATTGACAATCTTGGAAGGGAACAAAGAACTTATGTTTTCGAAGCACACGAAGTTGAAAAACCTTACATTGCAATTGTTCCATTCTTAAAACCCACGGGAAAAGAACGACACGCATTCGACTTCATGGACATCGACAATGCAAAACTTGTATATGTATTTAAAGACGATCAGTTTGGTCGTTGGTTGGCCGGTGACAGATATGTCGGAACAGAAATGCGAAACTCATTAAAATGTGTATAAATGAAAAAACTTAATTTATTAGATTTATTTAGTGGAATCGGCGGATTTCACAAAGGATTGGAACAAGCGGGATTCAAAGTGAATTCTTATTTTTCCGAAGTGGACAAACACGCAATATCAGTTTATCAAAACAATTTTAAAAAATCAACTTATGTCGGATCAGTTACAGATGTTCAAGGAACACAATTACCAAGAATCAACGCAATCACCTTCGGAAGTCCTTGCCAAGATTTCAGCATTGCTGGAAAACGTCAAGGAATGGACGGAAAACGATCAAGCCTTATCCTTGAAGCAATTCGACTTATTCGGGAATGCAGACCAGATTTTTTTATCTGGGAAAATGTTAAAGGAACGTTCAGCTCAAACAATCGCGAAGACTTTGCGGCAATCTTGCAAGCGTTTGCCGACATTGGGGGTTATCGACTTGAATGGCAATTGCTTAATTCAAAATGGTTTTTACCCCAAAACCGTGAGCGAATTTACCTTGTCGGATATATTGGAAACAGACGTGGACGATCGGTATTTCCTATCGGAAAAGACGACACAAAGATTAATGTCATACAAGAACAAACAACAAACACCCTTACCACAAGATACCGAGCTGACGGAGTCGGATCGTACATTGTTGAAAATAAACTCAAGGCACAAATAAAAAACGGAACAAAACAAGGATACGACATCGCCAAGGAAGGTGATTCAATAAATTATTCAAATCTAAATTCAGAAACAAGAAGGGGACGTGTTGGCAAAGGTGTTGCACAAACACTTGACACAGCTTGCAATCAAGCAGTCATTGGTGACTTCAGATACGACGAAGGATTCCGTTGGCGACAAAATAATATATCACCAACATTGACACTTAATGATCCGACATATCTTAAAACACCAAAAATAAGAAGATTAACACCAATTGAATGTGAACGACTTCAAGGGTTTCCAGATAATTGGACAAAGTACGGCACAAACGGTGAAATAAGTGATTCACAACGTTACAAAATGTGCGGGAATGCAGTCACGGTCAATGTGGTTGAAGCAGTCGCAAATAAGATTTATAAGTTGTACAATAAATGAAAACCGTGAATTCATTATCGGGTGGGAAAACGTCTTCTTATATCGCGGCACATTATCCCGCGGATTATGATGTTTTTGCACTTGTAAGGATTGAAGATAAGAATTGCAGATTCCCGGACAAGAAAATCCGACAAATGGTTGAAGACAAAATACAACAACCATTCATTGCAACCGCAGAAGACGACATGATCATTTATACAATGATTGATCTTGAACAATACATCGGAAGGGAAATAACTTGGGTAAGCGGAAAAACATTTGATGAAATTATTTTAAGGAACGGAAAAAAATACCTTCCAAATGTCACACAAAGATTTTGCACGACAGAAATGAAACTCAATCCAATATTTAATTGGTGGCATCAAAACATAAAAGAACCAATTGAAACACGAATCGGATATCGCGCAAATGAAATGCGAAGGGCAAAGAAAATGAATGATCGTTTAAATGAAGAAGGATTGTTGACCCACAAAACAATTGTCGGGAAAAGAAAGTCACAAAATAAGTGGGCGGAAATTGGTTGGCAAAAACCCGTGTTCCCATTAATTGATGACAAAATATTTAAAGACAATGTTGAAGAATATTGGAATGACAAAAATGTACGTTTTGCTTACATGAACAATTGTATTGGTTGCTTTCATCGTAATGAAGTATTGTTGAAATTAATGTCCGACAAAAATCCAAACAAATTTCAATGGTTTATAAATGCAGAACAAGAAACCGGCTACAATGTAAGAACATTTAAGAATGGCGTCACATACGAACAGATAAAAAACAGTTTTAAACAAATAAATATGTTCGAAGATGACTTCAATGAATGTGATTCGGGATATTGTGGCATTTAACAAGAAATGATTTTTTTTATTATATAATTAAATAATTAATTTATATTAATTCATGGACGGTCGGAAAAATAACGGTGGACATTCAACAAAAGGATTCGCGGGACGTAAACCCAAGGCGGAAGAAATCGAACTTATTGAACGATTGTCCCCATTGGATGACATGGCATTCGAAGCATTAAAAGACGGCATTGAAAAGAAAGATTTCCGATACGTCAAATTATTCCATGAATACCGATACGGTAAACCCAAAGAAACCAAGGACATCAATCTTGATCAAGATGTTCCATTCATCATTGAAATGGACTAACCATTCCCATTTCGTGATTCCAATTTGGAAATAAAACGCACACAAGCATTTGACAAAATATTCAAACTCGATAAACGTATTCGTTTAATTCGTGGGGGATCGGCTGCGGGAAAAACAATTTGTATTCTTACGGTAATGATCAACGAATGTATGAAGCCGAATAAGGGGTTCGAAATGTCCGTTGTGGCAGCAACATACCCAATGTTGAAAAGGGGGCCTGTAAGGGACTTTAAATTGATAATGAAGGGCATCGGACGTTGGCGTGATTCACGTTGGAATCAAACGACATTAAAATACACATTTTCAACCGGGTCAACAATCGAATTCTTTTCAAATGAAAATCCGGATCGAACACGTGGGGCGCGTCGATCACATTTGTTTGTGAATGAGTGCAACGTCGGAATTGACTTCGAAGCGTTTAATCAATACGCAATAAGAACGTCTTCGACAATATGGTTGGATTATAACCCGTCGCAATTGTTTTGGGCGGATCGTGAACTTGTTCCAAGGGACGACGTGGATTTTATAACGGTAACATACAAAGACAACGACACACTTCCTGACACAATCCTTGATGAATTTAATATCGCAAGGGAAAAGGCAAAAACATCCGAATATTGGAAGAATTTTGTAAATGTTTATTTAGAAGGTAAAATCGGAAGATTGTCCGACGTGGTTATTCCGGATTGGATTGAAATGTCAAAACTTCCGGAAGACGCAAGACTTCTTTGTCACGGCTTGGATTGGGGTTACTCAATTGATGAAACAAGTTGTGTGGCATTGTACAAGATTGACGGGGGTTATATATTCGACGAAGTGTTGTATCAAAAAGGAATGCTTAATTCCAATATATCCCAATATTTACAAAACAACAATATTAAGGGTCAGTTGTGGGCGGATTCAGCCGAACCAAAATCAATCGCCGAATTGCAATCGTATGGTCACACAATCAACCCGGTTACCAAAGGACGTGATTCGATAATCTACGGCATCAACTTAATAAACCAAAACAAGATATTCGTCACATCAAGATCAAAGAATCTTATTTCTGAACTGAACGGATATGTTTGGGCAACTGACAAGGTCGGAAACAAAATACAGAAACCAAATCCCTTATCCGGGGATCACGCAATCGATTCCGCACGATATGCGTTAATGATGGAACTTGAAAACCCCAACAAAGGAAAATATTACATTTATTAAAAGAAATTGTTCATTATTCAATTATTTTGTTTACATTTGAATATTATTAACAAACAAAGAACATGAAAACAATTATCACCGACATTATGAATGAAGAACAATTCGACGGAAACGAATGGGTCAGCACAATATCCATTTGGTTGCAAAACGAATTCGGAATCACTAATTCACAATTTGAATTGACACACGAACACAAGATTCAAGATCAAGACAAGAATCGTTTTCGTACATTATCAAAATCCGTTGGGTTATCACAAAAAGATTTTAAAACAAGAATCTTCAACGGCACATTCATTTCAATTCAATAATCATGAATAAATTTACAAAAGAACTTTACAAATACGACGGGGAATTATATCACGTTATAAGAGAACCCGAAATTAATGTTGCCATTTTCGAAGATGAAATTGGATATGATGTCACCGGGATGACTGAAGTGTTTGACGGCGAAGTGTTGGAAGAAAGGGAAATACGAACCTTGTTGAACTTCGAAGAATACACACACGAATTTGCTTGTAATTTTAAAAAAATTAAATAATGGAAAATAACAAAGTTGAATGGATAATGATCAAGAAGATCACATCCAAAGAAAACCGTAAAAATCTTATTAAATTAATATCTCAAGGAATCTTATTTTTTTGCTTATCTTATGTCTTCATGATATTCATGTTGGAAACAATGGTTTGGTTTTGGGAATCCGAAGTTCTTGAAGTATCCGCTAAATATTTACGGGAATGGGTAAAATAGAATATTGGAAGGTTTTGGACACGTGTTGGAACAACGACATCTTCGTTCATCAAAAACCGACAAACATCGGAATGATCCGCGGAGGACATAAAGTAAAACTCAATCTTGAAATCAATGGAACGATCGTAAAGTTTGGAACAATGGAGTTCCGACAAAACACACAAGAACTTTCCGACAAGATTGAAGAAATATATCGATCCCGTCATGAGTTAATCGCATGACACTTTTTTTCATTTGTTTTGTTATGGAACGGCTTCTTAATTGAGGTCGTTTCTTTTTATACATAAAGGACACTTTTTTATTATTATAATATGAAAGTGAAATTAAATGTTCCCGAAGATTTAAGTGAAATCACACTTGGTCAATATATGAAGTTTTTAAAACTTGAATTCGATGACGAAACAAAGAATTCATTTGCACTTCAAAAGATGGTTGAAATATTTTGCAACGCAAATTTAAAAGATATTGCCGACATTCGTTTTTCGGACATTACAAAGATCACAAACCATCTTCAGACCATATTCACCCAAGAATGTAAATTAATCCCGGAAATCAGTTTAAACGGCGTCAAATACGGTTTTATTCCAAACCTTGATGACATGACACTCGGCGAGTATGTCGATCTTGATAATTACTTCCATGATTGGGAAACAATGGATCGCGCAATGTGCGTTTTGTATCGTCCGACAAAATTTTCAAAGAATGGCAAATATTTAATTGAAGATTATGAAGGAACGGATAATCACATTGAAATGCGAAACCTTCCTTTGAATGTTGTCATGGGTGCAAAGGTTTTTTTTTATCATATCGGAATCGAATTGCTGAATCTTATCCCGAATTATTTAGTGGATCAGGACATGACGGATCAGCAAGCGCAAATTTTGGGGCAAAATATGGATGGTATTCAAGCATTTACGGACTTGCTTCGGGGGACATTACCCGGTTCGACACCGTAACAAAAATGAACGTTCATCAATGTCTTATGTATTTGACATTTGAAAAAGAAAAAAACGAATTGGAAAAGAAAATGATCAATAAGAAATGAAACAAGTCTACGAAATAACGACAAAAATAAAAGACCAACTTCAATTGGAACCATTCATCAACACGGTGACATTCGGTTCACTCAATGATGTTGATCTTGATAAACAATCAATTTTCCCGCTTGGACATTTGACAATGAATTCCACAAACGTTGCAACAAACGTATTCCGTTTCAATATGTCAATTCTTGTCATGGACATCGTCGACATATCAAAAGAAGAAACAACGGACGTGTTTGCAGGAAATGACAATGAACAAGACGTTCTCAATACAACCCTTGCAGTTTTGACACGAGTTCTTAATATAATGCAAAAGGGTGACTTGTATTCACAGAAATATCAAATCGAAGACACGGTTTCATGCGAACCATTTGTCGATCGATTCGAAAATAAACTTGCGGGATGGGCGGCGACATTTGATGTTGTGGTTCAAAACGACATGACAATTTGCGATTAATGGAATTTAAGAAAACACAAGAAGCACTCAAAACATTTGCCGAAACCGTTGTCAAGGAATCGAAGAAACTTGCACGTAAAAAATTCAAAAACACTTCTGGAAATTTAGAAGGTTCAATTGGTTACGCACTGAATGTTTACGAAAATTCTTTTAGTCTTGAATTCACCCTTGCAGCCACAAAAGACGGCGTCCCTTATGGAAGTTTTGTTGACCTTGGTGTGAAGGGTTCAAAATCAAATTATATTACAAACAGAGATTCCCCTTATAAATTCAGCGGAAATAAAAAATCAATTCCACCGCAAGCACTTGACAAATGGTTGGTTCGTAAAAAATTAGCACCACGCGACAAAGAAGGAAAATTCATTGACCGAAGATCAATCAAGTTTTTAATTGCACGGTCTATTTATGAAAAGGGAATCGAAGCGAGAAAATACTTCACAAAACCATTTGAAGATAATTTTAACAAATTGCCAAATGACGTTATTGACGCGTTTGGATTAGATATTGACGAATTTTTTGAATTGACAACATGAGTACAAAAATAAACGTAAGGTCACCCTTTTATTTGAATTTAACGGAACCACAAGTCCCGCTTCCAACATTTACGTGCGGAATTGCGGAAATCAAGAATTTAAGCATTGACCAACAAGGTCAAATAAATCAACCTTCATTGACTTATGGATTTGTTGATTCAATCACATCAACCGACGCGGGTTTTTCAAATGGTAAATACTCAACCGTTTCAACGGCAACCGTAAGAAATATCACGGTAAGAATTTTAATTCCCGCAGGATTTTCAAATGTTGATGACGTTTACATCGATTGTGATAATGTTGTCACACAACCGGCACTTGTTACATCCGGCCCCGCTCCTTCTTGTAGTGGTGGCCCGACAACAAGTGGTTCAATTCCAAGTCAAACTTTGAATGTTGACGGTGATTCGACAACAATCGATTTATCGTCTTATTTTACACAAGGAAGTGAAGCCATCGCAGGATATACAATTTACAATCCTTCAACGGTTGTGAATGCTTCAGTAAGTGGCGACACCCTTACATTGTCATCAAATGCAATTGGCGGTTCAACAACGGTTCACGTTTCGGCATATGACAACGAAGAAAATACGTGTACTGCGACACAATCAATAAGTGTGACAGTAAATGCACCGGATCAAGACTTCGCTTGTACAAACAACGGAATCAATGCATTGTCGGGTGGTTCAATAACACAAACCGGAACAATCACAAAACCAAATTCACCGGGAACAATAACGGCAATAAAAGAAACGTCCGGAGGTTCTTCAATCACATCTTATTCAGCAAACAACACCGGAAGTGATCGAAGTGTGACTTTGTTTTTTGATATAACCGCACCGGGTGGATATGGAAATGCAGGTTCAACAATTGAATGTTCAGAAACATTTAATCAACCCGCGGGACTTCCGACGTTTGATTGTGCGGCTGCAAATTTAAGCGGTCAACAAATATCAAGTGACGGGACAATAAAATCCGGAAGTGTATCACTAGGAACAATTTCAGATTGGACACCAAAATCATTTGATTCAGTTTCGTCCGACACACCAAGAACGGTCACTTTCACAATTGACGTTCCAAGTGGATATTCTAATTCGGGAACAATAAGTTGTCCAAAGACAATAACGCAACCGGGATCAACCCCTTTGTGTGGAACAAATGAATTCAAATTAAGTACCGGAAAAGTCAATTTTGACGATTTTTGTGACGCGGTTTATTCTTTGTCATTAACGGTCACAAGTACCGGAACAAAATTCACACTTGGTGCGCAAGTTTGCAGAAACGGAAGTCCATACAATGGAAGGAATTTATATTATGCAGTCAACGAATCGATCGTGAATGTCGGCCCGAATTACGGTCGTTTCATCGCTTGGCAAATTGATTCGAATGGTATTATTCAAGACGTGGCGGAAATGACGTGTGTCGGTCTTAAAAACGCAAGGGGTGCATCACTTTAAAAAATAAAAAAATGGCATTAGGAAGTATCACATTAAGACTTTACATTTATTCGGGAACGGAAGGTTCTTATTCCGAAAATGATTTAAAATATACATTAAGCAAAAACATCATATCTGGTCAAGACAATATAATTCTTGAAATCGCTGAATTGGTTCGTGATTATTTAGAAATAAATTTTGACGGAACATATACATCACACACAAAATGGGTTTCGGCGGTTGTGAATTATTTTGACACCGAAGGCGAACCGTACACATATTCAAATCCTCAAACATTTAATTATATTGCATTTGACGGATATGGATATTTCGAGGACGAAATCAATCCGGAATTACAAAGACATGCATTAATAAATTCAAACAACATTTATTTGCCCGAAGGATATCCGGGAACACTTCCGATTTTTGCTGAAGGTGTTGGCAAGGTGAAAATTGATTCATTTGATGTTGAAATTATTGACACCGGTGATTCAAATCAAAAGATTCAATATATTACAATTCCCGCGGATTCATCAACGATTCAAGTTTATGACACGGACGACACAACCATATTAAAAACAATCAAGGTCATCAATATATGTGAACCAAAATTCACACCTTACAAAGTAATTTTTCAAAACAAATTGGGTGCGCTTCAAGATTTGTGGTTCTTTAAAAAGACAACCGAATCGTTCAGCGTAACAGACGAAACATTTAAAAGAAACATCATAAATTCGGGGTCGGTCACTTACGACTTGAATGAATCCCAAAACCAAAGATATAATGTCAACGGAAAAACAAAATTAAAATTAAACACCGGTTTCATAAAAGAAGACATGAACCAAACTATTGAAGAATTGTTTTTGACGGAAAATGCTTGGATCGATTATAGTGGAAACATTAATGAACCGAATATTCTTCCAATTATTCCAACAACAAAATCAATGACATTTAAAACTTCATTGAATGACCGTTTGACTGATTACACAATTGATTTCGAATTTGGATTCGATAAAATTAATAATATCCGATAAATGCTTCAAATACAATTATACGTTGAAAATGATCAAGGGGTTCTTGAAGAAGTGGAACTTTACAAAGACGAATCCGTCACCCTTACACAATCAATCCAAGATATCATGGACATTGAAAAGGTGTTCACCGATTATTCAAAAACGTTTAATGTACCGGCATCAAAAACAAACAACAAATTCTTCAAACATTTTTACAATTATCACATCGACGGATTTGATGCGAGAAGAAAAAAGAACGCCGAACTTCACCTTAATTATAAGCCGTTTAAGAAGGGAAAAATTAAACTTGAGGGTACACAACTTAAAAACAATGAACCGCACACATACAAGCTGACATTCTTCGGAAACACGGTCACATTGAAAGATTTAATTGGTGAAGACAAACTTGGAAGTCTTACGTATTTGGATTCATTAAGTTTTTTGTTTAATGACACAAATATTGCAAGTTATATGACCGACGGTCTTGACGGACAAATCGGAGCCGACACGATTGAAAATGCAATTATAATTCCATTAATCACACACACCGATCGTTTAATATATCACGGGTCAGATGACACCGCGGGAACAAATAATCTTTGGCCGGGTATCGGTGACACAAATGCACGTGGTGTGAATTTCAATCAATTGAAACCCGCAATTCGTGTTTATACCATAATAAAGGCAATTGAAAAGAAATATCAAATTGAATTTTCTGAAGATTTTTTCAATCAAACGAATTTACCGTTTTATAACTTATATATGTGGCTTCACGCAAAAGAAGGTTCTTTGTTTGAAGATCAAGAAGCACAATACACAATTCAAGGATTCACGAACGTTCGAGGCGACACGAATCACATAAACGGAGTTCACACTTCTTTTTTTACAAATTCTTATGATGAATCAAAAGAAAAACGATCGATTCGTGTAAAGGTCACACCGTCATCAAATGATGAATATTCACTTGTTATAAAACAAAACGGTGAAGAATTTAAAAAGTTTTCGGGTCTTACCGGAACAACAACAAATGGAGTTTCAAACAATGTTCCCGAAATTGAAATTCCAAACGGGGACTATACTTTTTTCATTGAAGCCGAAAATGCTGCGACATTTGCAATTGATATCACAATCATTCAAACGGGTGGTGGTTTTTTAGGATTAAGGGGTGAAAAACAAATTACATTTTCCGGAACCGCCGGTGTTCTTACTGATCAACTTGTGAATGTATCTTCGAACCTTCCAAAAATGAAAACCTTGGATTTTATAACCGGGATTTTCAAGATGTTCAATTTGACTTCATTTGTGAAAGATGACGGGACAATCGTCGTGAAGTCTTTGGATTCATTTTATGCAGAATCAGTAAACACATGGGACATCACAAAACACCTTGACAAAGAAGAATCAATTATTGATTCAGTCATTCCATATCGTCAAGTAAATATTGGATATGAAGGCGGTGACACGTTCCTTGCAAAGAACCATGAAAATCTTGCAAATAAAAAATGGGGAACTTTAGAATTTGCGGCTTCAGATAATTTTGACGGCGATGAATATAATATTAAAATCCCATTTGAACACATGAAATTTGAACGCCTTCGAGATGTTCAAAGTACTGCAAAAACAAATATTCAATGGGGGTGGTCAGTTGATTCAAAACAAGAATCCACAATTGGTGAACCGATTTTATTTTATGCGTCACCAATGATCGGAACGATTGCAGCGGTTACAATTTCGGGAACCCGTCAAAATATTGTTGCTCCATTTGTTCCGTCAAATTCATTGACATTGACGAATTTCTTCGGCACTCAATCACAATCATTAAATTTTCACACGGAATTTGATGAATTTACAGAAGTCCCAAACGAAAACACTTTATTCCAAACATATTACAAAGATTATGTGAAGGATTTATTTGATAAACAAAAAAGATTGACTTTTGTTTCGGCTTATTTACCGATGTCAATCACGGAACGTTTATCACTTGCGGACAAAATAATTGTTTTTAATAATTTATATCGAATCAATAAAATAACGACAAATTTCGAAACCAACAAATCGGAATTGGAATTGTCAAACATACTTCAAGAAAAAACTTTTAAGGTTAACCCTTATGAAATAAATGTTGATTTATCGAATGATTTAATTACTGCGGACACGACATTGTTCACGGCTGACATTGGAAATATATTGGCGGACGGATTTACAATCATAGGATCACCGGTAATTGCTGACATAATCGCTTCAAATGATCCGGTAAAACCAACCACAAACATTCCTTGTGTTGTTACTGCGGCGACAATTAGTTCGATAAGGGCGGAATCATTTTGTGAAGAATTAAAATTTTATTCAACAATTGCAACCGCGGGAAAAATATGCGATGAATCAAACATTGACGAATATGGTTTCTTATTAGCGACACAAGAATCTTATTTGAATGCAAGCGACGACATTGATACATTAAAGGCAAATTCAAACATTCAAGTCGTATCGGTCAAAAAACTAACAGGATATCCTACTTTGACAACCGGTGAAAAGGTTACAACAAAAACCGGATTAACTGATCCACAAACATATTACGCAAGATTTTATGTAAGAACAAACACAACCGACTTACATCCATTTTCAGACGTAATATCACAAGTATTTACTGAAACAACAAATTGCGGTGTATTGGTTACGGCTGACATGACGATTTGCGTAACGGCTGACAATAATCCAATTTTGAATGGAATGAGGGTCGATTGTGATCTTGACGGTCAAGTTGATCCAACTGTTCAAATTGAAATATTTGTAAAATATGCGGGTGCGGGTGATAATGACGGTTATTTGACACAACCAACGCTTGACACAATCACACAAAATGGATTCGTTTTTTGTGACGACATTGTGAATATACAATCAGTTTATCACAACGGTCAAGGTGAATATCCAATCGTCGGGGATAACATTAAATATTCATTGTCCGACAATTATTTTGGCGGTTCTAATTCATTACCTTACGACGGATCACCAAATGATTTTGGTTCATTTGCCCTTGCTGACAATGACACAATTTTAAACGGTCAAGGAACAATTTTCAAATATTTCGTGTTTAAGATTTCAACCGCTGAAGTTGTTGCCGTTTATGATTGTCCACCCGCCCCAACCGGGCCAACTGACAATTGTGATTCATTATTTTATGAAGCGGGCGGAAGTTTAGCTTCAGCACAAAACACCGGTGGACTTGGATTCATTGGAATTGGTTCAAATGTAAGTGGATTAAATTCAACAACCAACAACAAAACAACCGTTGCAACATTTGTTTCGCTTGTTTATTCTAATAATTACAACGACTTGAATTCTTTGAGTGGTGGACAATTACACGACGCGGTCGACAATTATGTTGCTAATGGAATGACACCTTCAAACGTTTTTATTCAAATTATTGAAGAATCAAATCCAACTGAAGACAATTCTTCCGTGACATTTAATTCGAACGGATTCATTCAAAATGGTAACGTAACGGTACGCAAAAACATTCAACCGGGAACATATTACGCAAGAATGACAATGGGTTGGTGTGGTCAATCGCATATCGCGACACAAATATTGACAACGCAATCACTTGCGCCGGTTGTTCCTTTTAATAAATGTGACGCAAATTTATTTGAAGTCGGCGGAAGAATTAAGTCTTCAAGATCAAAAAGTGCTTCGGGTCAATTTGGAATTTTAGCACTTTTGTCAAATCTTGATGTCTTCAACGTCGCTGAAAACAAAACCGTGAATGCGACATGGATCGGAATCATGTATTCAAAATCATACGGCGATCTTGTGGTTGCAACAAACGCTTCGACAATTGAGGCATATCTAGCAGACGGAACGACACCAAGTAATGTGTCATTCGAAATTTATGATTCCGAAACAACAATCACAAACAACACTTCAATTTCATTTGATTCAAACGGATTTATTGAAAATGGAGTTGCTGAAGTTTATACAACAACAACCGACACATCTGTATTTTACACACGAATGATCATTGGGTGGTGTGATGAATACGCTTATGCCGGTGGAATCAAAACAACTTGGATAAGACCATGATAGACAATATTTTAAATCTACTGCAAATCGCAAAAGAAGAAGGGTGGCAAGATGAAAACATCGACATTGCCCTTGGAAAAAATAAATTCCCCCAAACGCTCAAGGAAGCAATTAAACAAATAAGACATGAAACAAATTGAAGTTGAATTAATTGCCAAGGCTGACAAGGCAATCAAAGAAGTTCAAGAACTGAAGAAGGAACTTGAAGCAACTCGTAAGACAACCGAAGAAATAAATGATACTGGCAAGAAGGGATTTTCAGGATTAAGAAAATCTTTTAAAAATTTAACAAAAAGTATTTCCGGCATCAAGAAAGGATTTGGTGGTGTGAGTGCGGCTGCAAAAGGATTTTTGGTTGTATTGGGTGCAAGGGCAATTTTCAATAAATTTATGGAAGTTGCAAAACAAAATCAAATTGTTGTTGACGCGCTTGGTGTTGCATTTGGAACGGTTTCTTCAGTTGTCAATCAAGTTGTGAATGGTTTGACGAATGCTTATAAATCAGTTCAACAAGCAACCGGCGGTTTTGATGCACTTGGAAAAGTCTTAAAAAATGCGTTATTAATTCCATTAAATATTGTCAAAACACAATTCTTCGCAATACAAAAGGGATTATTATTGACACAAGCTGCATGGGAAATGTCATTTCTTGGTGGAAAAGATCCGGCAAAACTTGCCGAATTAAACACAAAACTTGAAGAAGTTGACGCAAACCTTAAAAACGCAACGACATCTTTGACAGATAACGTCAAAAACATTGGAACCGGTTTCGGTGAAGCAATTGAAGAAGTAAAAACATTTGGAACCGCTGCAATTGAAAACATAAAAGAAATCGATGTTGCACAAACGGCGGCAAATCAAAAAAGAATTCAAGATTTAAGAAATGAAGCAACGCTTGCAATTGCCGAAAACGACAAACTTCAATTTCAATATCAACTTGCAGCGGAACGACAAAGACAAATTCGCGACGACGTAACGGCATCAATTGAAGACCGTACGAAGGCAAATAACAAACTTGGCGAAGTATTAGAAGAACAATCAAAACTTCAAGAAGCGAACGCACTTAAAAATTTAGAACTTGCGGAATTAGAAGCAAAAGAATTCCCAAATTCAATTGAACGAAAAGTTGCGCTTATTGAAGCTGAAAAGAATCTTGCAGATGTACGGGAAAACATTGCAGGTTTTGAATCTGAACAACGTGTCAATTCTGAAGCATTAGAACTTGAAGCGATAGAACTTGTTAATTCCAAGAAGGAAGCGGAAAATTTACGTTTCATTGAAAAGAAAAGATTCAACGCCGAAGAAATTGAAGACGAGCTCCTTAAACTTCAAGCATTAAAATCCGTCGCACAACAAGAAAAAGAACTTGAAGAAACAAGACTTCAAGAACAAATCGATCGACTTGGAATCGGTACACAAGCGCGTCAAGATGCGGAACAACAACTTCTTGATTTCCGACAAGAAAAAGATTTGGAAATACAAGAACTTGATGGGCAAATTGAAGATCAAAAAAAGAAAAACGAAGGCGAAGAAATTGCACGTCAAGAAATACTTCAAAGTCAAAAACTTCAACTTGCAAGTGACGCCCTTGGTGCCGTTTCTGAATTATTGGGTGAAAATTCCAAGGCGGGAAAAGCTGCGGCAATCGCTCAAGCAATTATAAATTCATATCTTGGATTCACGGAAGTACTTAAAACCCCTTCGTCACTTCCGGAACCATTCGGTTCAATCCAAAAGGGAATATCCGCGGCGGGTATTCTTGCAAGTGGTTTAAAAACCGTTAAATCAATTGTATCAACACCGATACCCGGTGGAGGTGGTGGATCGGCTCCAAGTGCTTCGGCACCACAAGCACCGGCATTTAATGTCGTGGGTGCATCACCCGAAACACAACTTGCAACCGCCTTGGGTGATCAACAAAAACAACCGGTCAAGGCTTATGTAGTATCGGACGACGTCACCAATGCGCAAGCAATGGATCGAAAGATTGTCAAAGGCGCATCAATTGGATAACAAAATTTTAAAAAATTTATTATATTAATATGGATATCATTGAACTTTTTATCGACGAAGAAGACGAAGTTTCTGGAATCGATGCAATAAGTGTCGTCGAAAACCCCGCAATTGAAGAAGATTTCATTGCATTAAAAAATCAAGAATTTAACCTTGCCGAAGTAGACAAGGAAAAACGTATTTTGATGGGTGCGGCACTTGTACCAAATAAACCCATATTTCGACGTTCTGGTGAAAATGAGTATTATATATACTTCAGCCGTGAAACGGTCAGAAAGGCGTCCGAATTGTTCTTTATTCGTGGCAATCAATCCCGTTCGACACTTGAACATGATATTCCGTTGAACGGACTTACCGTTGTGGAATCTTGGATCGTTGAATCTGATCAAGACAAATCACGTCAATACAATATGAATGTTCCGATCGGTACGTGGATGGTTTCCATGAAAGTATTAAACGAAGACATTTGGGAAAATTACGTCAAAACGGGCAAGGTAAAAGGATTTTCAATTGAAGCATACTTCACCGACAAAATGGAACGTCCACAAGACAAGTCAGTCAAAGACGATCTTTCGGCAATTGAAGAAGAAGAAAAACAATTTATCATTTCTGAATTAAAATCAATTTTAAACGAAGAAAAGGTTGAAATGGAATCTTATTCCGATTATCCGGATGCGGTTTCAAACAACGCGCAACGTGGGATTGATTTAAATGAAAAGAACGGAAATAAATGCGCAACCCAAGTCGGGAAAATTCGCGCCCGTCAATTAAGTCAAAACAAACCGATTTCAAAGGAAACTTTGGTTCGAATGTTTTCATATTTAAGTCGCGCACAAGAATATTACGACGAAGGCGACACGGAAGCGTGTGGAACAATTTCATATTTATTATGGGGTGGCAAAGCCGGTCTTCGATGGGCAACATCAAAAATGCGTGAATTGGATTTGTTATCTGAAGAATTAAAGGAACCATGTCAAAAAGGATATGAAATGATTGGTTTTAAAACAAAGAACGGACGTCGTGTTCCTAATTGCGTACCCGAAGAATAATGTCGACAACAAAAAACACATCATATAAGGTTCACGTACATCATACCGATCAATCGGAAGTTGATTCCGTAAATATTGAAGACGGTGCAATGCTTCACACGAATGACGCGTTGTACATGGGTCACAATGATCAAAACGTGATTGTTTATCCCCAAGGTGGTGTTAAATCACTTGGATGGGTAAGATATGACGACACACAATATGATTCAGATACAAAACTCACTTTGTTGGACGGTATCGAAGTTGTTTCACCTAATAACGCGGGTAATATTGTCAAAAGTCATTCAAGCATTAATTTTTATGATTCAACGACAAAAAAGATTCTTGGAATAAATGAAAACGACACTTATTTGTTCACGGTCGCATTTAAGGCATCCGCAGCAAATGCAAATCAAACTTATTTGGAATATAATTTAGAAGGATCGGGACAAATTTCAAGGGTTGCCGGGACAATTACATTTCCAAAAGGAAACGACACGGAACACGTTGAAAATTTATTTATGCAATATTATACGGATTCCACATTTATAAGTGACGGCGTTCAATTAAAATTTAATTCCGTTGGTGGTGATTCCAAAGTTTGGGACATCATTTATTTTATACAACGAACACAAAATGCAGATTTAAGCTAATGAAATACAACGTACCATCACACGATCAACGTGCGTGCTTATGCCGTGACGGATCATATTCAAGAAAATGTTGCAATCAAGAAGATTATTTTGCACAAGGAATCGGAAGCGTTCATCAAGGTGAAACAGATTCGGCGGGAACAATTACGCAAGTCGACAACACAAGAACAATCACACGATCAAACGGTTAAAAATACAACAAACCTTAATTTTAATTATTAAATAAATATGAATTCAAATGTTATGATAAATCAAATCAAAACTTTACTTGGAATGGAAACAACACTTGCCCAAGTAAAACTCGAGAACGGAACGGTGATCGAAGCGGAAGAAATGGTCGAAGGAAAAGAAGTTTTCATTGTGACCGAAGAAGAACGAATTGCAATGCCAACCGGGACTTATAATCTCGAGGACGGGTCAATTTTGGTCGTCGAAGAAGAAGGGATCATTGCATCCGTTGGCGCGGCTGAAGAAGCACCGGAAGAAGAAGTTGAAGCTGAAGTTGCTGAAGACTTATCTGAAGAAGTGACTGAAGAAAATCTTGAAGAAGAAAAAGAAGAAATGGGTTACGCGACAAAAGAAGAACTTGCCGAAGTTAAATCAATGATTGAAGACATCAAGGCAATGATTCAAAAAGAAGAAATGTCGGAAGAAGTTTCTGAAGAAGTACAAGAAGAAGTTAAAGAAGAATTGTCCGCAGTTGAAAAGGTGACACACAATCCCGAAACTGAAGACAAGAAAATCAATTTCTTATATGGTCAATCACGTCCACAAAACACAATGGATCGTGTAATGAATAAAATATCACAAATCAACAAATAAATTTTAAAATAAATCAATTATGAGTACAACAACAAGTTTGACAACGTCATATGCGGGTGCTGGAGGGAAAGAATATATTGCCGCGGCACTTCTTTCGGGATCAACAATCGAAAACGGATTAATCACAGTAAAACCGAATATCAAACACAAAGAAGTTTTGAAGAAAGTTTCTACCGATGCAATCTTAAAAGATGCTTCTTGTGATTTTACTGCGACATCAACTTTGACATTAAGTGAAAGAATCATTGAACCAAAGGAATTAAAGGTCAACTTACAATTGTGTAAGGCAGATTTTCGCGGTGATTTTGAAGCGATTGACATGGGAATGAGCGCACATGATTCATTACCCCCAAATTTTGCTGACTTCTTAATCGGACACGTTGCCGGAAAAGTAGCGCAAAGAATCGAACAAAACATTTGGGCGGGTGACGCTTCAACAAGTGGGGACTTCGATGGTATTTCAACACTTATCGCAGCGGACGCACTTCTTCCAAGTGGACAAGAAATTGCAGGAACAACCGTGACGGCTTCAAATGTCATCGCGCAATTAGGAAGCATTGTGGATTCAATTCCTTCAAGTTTATATGGAAGTGAAGATTTGAACATCTATGTTTCACAAAACATCGCGCGTGCATACGTGCGTGCCCTTGGCGGTTTTTCAGTAGCAGCGACGTCAAACGCCGGTGTTGGATCACAAGGAACACAATGGTGGAACGGTGGGGCACTTTCGTTTGATGGCGTGAAAATCGCAATTGCAAATGGACTGGCTTACAACACTGCAATCGCAGCAGAGAAATCAAATATTTTCTTTGGAACGGGAA